CATTACAGGTAACAAGCACACTGTCTACTGGTCTGACACACTTAATGGGCATCATTGGACAGGTGGTACGTCAGGCTCGTTAGACGTTACTACTGTATGGCCTACAGGCTTTGACGAGATAACGGCTTTAGCGGCCCACAATGGCTTCCTAATCATCTTTGGTAAGAAGTCTATACTCGTGTACTCAGGAGCCTCCTCCCCTGCCTCTATGACGCTTACAGACACCATAGAAGGCGTTGGTTGCATAGCTCGTGACTCAGTACAGCATACAGGAACTGACATACTGTTCTTGTCTGAGACAGGTGTACGTAGCTTTGGCAGGACTATACAAGAAAAGTCTATGCCTATGCGTGACATCAGCAAGAATGTACGCACTGATTTGGTGTCTTTGATCCCTTTACAGACTAATGCTATCAAGTCACTGTACAGCTCTGAAGAAGCCTTCTACCTGTTAACACTACCTGACAGCAATATTGTCTACTGCTTTGACATGCGTAGGCAGCTAGAGGATGGGTCACACAGAGCTACTACATGGTCTGGTTTGTACCCTCTGTCTTTTGCTGTGCTAGAGGGTGGTGATATATACATAGGCATCTCTTCAGGCATTGTTAAGTACGAAGGTTACTTAGACGGAACTGTAAAGTACGAGATGCGTTACTTTAGTAATCCTATGGACTTTGGCAACACATCTAATCTGAAGTTCCTGAAGAAGTTTAACTTGACTATCATTGGTGGTCAGAACACGCCTACTACTTTAAACTGGGGTTATGACTACACAGCTAACTACACTAAGCAGGCTTTTACCTTCGGCTCTGCTAACATTGCTGAGTATGGTATAGCAGAATACAACACCACAGGCGAGTACACCTCTTCTATCCTTATCAACACTCCAAAGGTTAACACCAGTGGCAGTGGTGAGGTAGTAACCATTGGCTTAGAAGCAGAGGTCAACGGTGCTCCATTCTCAATTCAACGAATCGACATACACGCTCTACTAGGGAGACTTATCTAAATGTCTAATTACACTAAGACAACTAACTTTGCTACAAAGGATTCTCTCCCTTCAGGCAATGCTGCGAAGATTGTGAGAGGTACAGAGATCGACACTGAGTTTAACAACATACAGATAGCGAGTGCTACAAAGGCTGACTCAGCTAATGCTGCGCTAACTGGAACAACTACCGCTGTAACCTTAGATGTATCAGGTACGTTAACGGCTGGTACAATTACTGGAGGTTCTTACTAATGTCTCAATACGACGCAGAGGGAAATTTAATAGGTAGTTACGATGCTGCGGGAAACTATACTGGGCCTCAAGCAGCAGGTTTTTTTAACGACATACTAGGTTTTCTAAATAATTCTAGTGTTAACCAAGCACTACGCACAGGTGGTGAGTATTTCTTAGGTAGAGAAGCCATAGGAGATGTACAAGCACTAGGCCGTGAAGCCCAAGAAAGATCAACAGCTTTAGCGGAGCAAGGCCGTGCAGGTGCAGAGTTTAAGCCTTACACTGTTACAAGTGGCCTAGCTAACATTGCTACTACTCCTGAAGGTGGTTTTGGTATAAACCTGTCACCAGAGCAGCAAGCTCTACAGGCGCAGCTACAGGGCCAAGCAGCAGGTTTATTTGGTCAGGTAGGTCAAGACCCAGCAGCACAGCAAGCGGCTATATTCGAGCAAATAAGAGCTACACAGCGTCCTGAAGAGGAGCGTCAGCGTCTAGCACTAGAAGAGCGTATGTTGTCACAAGGCCGTCTAGGTTTATCCTCTGCTGCTTATGGCGGTGCATCTCCTGAGCTACTGGCACAAGAAACTGCTCGTCAGGAAGCTATGGCACGAGCTAGTTTAGGTGCTAGAACTCAGGCACTAACAGAGCAGCAACAAGCTCTAGCAGGCGCTACAGGACTACTAGAAGCTGGTTATCAGCCTCAGAGAGAAGCTCTTAATCTTCTACAAACCAGTGCAGTACCTGCTGGCTTTGCTGACATTGGTCGTAGGACTGGTACTGAGCTACAGTCACAAGTAGGAAGAGTTGGTTTAGAGACTGGTTTGAACTACGAGAACCTAGCTAACCAGCTACGTCTTTCTCAACAGCAGCAGCTACTTGGTGGTCTACTGGGTCAGCAGCCTACATACGCTGAACAGCTACAGGCTGGTAAGTTACAAATTGATTTAGGTGAAGCAGCAGGATTGTTTGGTTCGCTGTTTGATAAGTTTGGAGGTTAAGAAAATGGCTAGACAAGATATTGCAGGATTATTAACAGGCATTAGCAGCACACAGCAGCCTGTACAGCAAGCTGTGCCTGGCTCTCCTAACTTCTATGGCGAGTTTATGGCAGCTAGAGGCAGAGGGCTACAGCGAGGTCTAGGTGGTCTGCTGCGTGGTGGTGAGCCTTCTCCGCAGGAAAAGATACAGGGTGCTATGTTTGAGCTAAACAGCCCTACAGATAAAGAAGGCGTAGCTAAAACAACTCAGCAGCAGATACTTGATTTAACTAAGCTGGCTCAAGTACAGCAGGTACAAGGTAACCCAGCAGCGGCTGCACAGACTGCGGCTCAGATTCAGCAGTTGAAAGAGCAAGAGCAGAGAAAAACTCAAGGAGCTGCTTTTTCTTCTTATGTAAAGGCTACTTTTAAGAACCCAGAACTTACAAAATTAGCTGCTGAAGGTGTCTTAACTCCGAATAATTTAGACTCGTTTATACAAGATACATCAAACGCCACCATGCTAAAGGGAAGCACTTTTACGGTTAGGGATTCGAAAGAAAACAGCTTTACAATGATTCCTACTTTAAATAATAGAACTGGAGAGCTAGAGAACAGGTACTCTCCTATAGGGGACGCTCCTGACAAGCCTGTAGGCAAAACAATAATAACTGGTGGGGAATTTGCTCAGACTGCTGACGAAGACACACAGAGGAAAGTTGAACAAAAAGGTTTAGAACAGCAAGAGGCAAAATTCCAAGAGTTAAAGGTAGCCTTTACTGACTCTATCCCTACTTTGAATGCTTCAAAAAACAACCTAGATAGAGCGACTGCGTTGTTAGATTCTGTTTCAACAGGTGGCCCTGTAAACTTAGCAGGCACAGGCCTAGAAAACTTTTTTGGTGTTAAAGGAGCAGATAAAGCAGAATTAGAAATAATCTTAGGACAGGAAATGTTTAAGTCTCTAAAACCTTTATTTGGAGCTGTTATTTCAGAAGGTGAAAGACAAGCTATTGTAGATATTTATGCTAATTTAAAGAAAGGCAACGTAGCTAACAGAGGCATATTAAAAAGACTAAAACAGGAACTTAATGACGGCATACTTAAAGCTCGTTTGTATCAAAAAGCAGACAACTACGAAGAGTTTAATCTATCTGTTAAGCAGATGTTTCCTGAAGGAACACCCTCTAAAAGAAGAGTGATTGTGTTTGGACAAAGAGACGGTGAAAACAATGAGTGAGTCTGAAGTAGTATTACCTAACGGCAGAACAGTAATTATGTCTGGGTTGCCAGAGAACGTGACAGAGGCGCAGATCAGAGAAGAACTTTTAGCGCAAGGCGAAGCTACTATTGACGAGTTTAGTTTTCCAGAAACTTCTCCAGAAACTGAAGACCCTAACTGGTTAATGCAAAATTTAGACTTACCTGCGGGGATTGCTACTTCTATAGCAGGTGCTAAGATGGGAACTCCTTTTGGCCCTGCGGGAATAGTGGCAGGAGGAATAGCAGGAGGAGTTATTGGTACGTTTGGTGGTTCTTTATTGTCTGACGTAGTTTCAGAAGACGAGTTAGATTTTGCAAAAGCGACAGAAGAAGCTTTGTTCTCTGCGGGTTTTGATATAGCTACATTAGGTATTGGTAAGTACGCAAAACCTGGATATTTCGCAGCTAAAGAAGCTTTAGGATTTACGCCAAAAGAAGTAGCAGCAGATATTATTAGAACGATAAAGCAAGGACAAGAGACAGGCACTATAGAATCTTTGAGAGCTACTCAAGAGATTCTTCAAGAAAAAGGTGCTAGTCTTACTAGATTCCAAACTGGACAGGCATCTGCTATAGAAGTTTTTTCAGAAAAACTAGCCAATGCAGGTATTTTTTCTGGGAAAGAAGTAGCAGACAATGCTATTAAAGTTAATGCTGCTGCACAAGAGGCTTTGAATGACATTGCTAATAAAATTGACTATACCACAGGAAACGCTCCCGTGGACATAGGCGAAGCAATGATAGATGTCGTAACAGCGGGTAAAAAAGCTTTAAGCAGTTCTTATGGAGAAGGGCTAGATCAAATTAGTTCTAAAGTAAGAAAAAAGAAAGTAAACACATCAGGTATAAAAAAGCGTCTTCAACAGTTTGTAAAAGACAATAGCGAGATAACACAAGGCTATGTAATAGAAGACGGTAAGAGAGTTTTAAAGAAAAAATCAGAAGTTTTACTAAACGATGCTACTGAAAAATATATAAATGAAAATATTAACGGTATTTTAGAGTTGAGTCAGATGACTGCTGAAGGTCTGTTGCGTTTAGATAAAAAAATAGCTGCTGATATTAGACAGTTTGGTGATGTTCGCTCTTCAAACTATAACTCTGTGGCTGATAGAGAGATGGCAGAACTTACTAATATTTTAAAAGATTCCTTTATAAACACGCTCAAACAGGCAGACCCTAAAGTAGCGGAAGAGTATGCTGCTTTAAAAGCTGCTTACAAAGAAGGAATGTCTGGTCTGTTACCTGAAGTAAATAAAAACTTGATAAAAAACGCTGAATCAGGTTCTTACGATGCGTTAGGAAAAATGTTAGTAGATCAAAAAAACGTAAGTAAAATTAACAACTTTATGAAAAGCATAGATGAGGCTTACAAGCAAATAGATAAAAGCAAAGAAGGTGTTGCTAATATTGCTTATGCAACGGCTAAAGACGCAAAACAAGCCATAAAGCAAGGGTTTTTAGCTAATACAGTTCCTAAGCTTAATGACGAGGCGTTTGATATACAAGAGTATTCTAAACTAGCTGCACAGTTTTCTAAACCATCAGAAGCGGCTCGCTTAAAGTCAGTAATGGGAGAGGACTACGGTAGAGTAAAGCAAGTATTCAATTTATTTGCAGAGGCTTCTAAAAAACCTGAGAGCAACGTAGGAACTCTAGTTCTCCGTTCTAAAGAATACGGTGCTTTAGGTACTTTAGCTTTAGGAGCTACTACTGGAGGTGTGGGAGCAATAGCTGCGGCAGGAACTGTACTGGCTAGTCCTATTTTTCTGGCTAAAATGGCAGCAGACCCAAAAGCAGTTAATAAATTATTAGCTTTTGAGAAGATGACTTTTAAAAACGACGAACTTAGGGAGAAAGCTGCTGCTTTAATAGTTAGTGATGTAGTAGATAAACTTACTGAGGAAGAACAGCAAGAGGTAAAAGACTACTTCAGAGCGCAGTAACAAAAAAGCCCTGCGTAGTCATCTACACAGGGCTTTTTAGTACCTACAACATCTACACTATCTCACACGCACCACCTACACACGCTAACTCTTGACTTCCTGTCGTGTTATCTTCCTGTTCAAAGTCACCTAAGTCTTCCCAGTTCACACCCACTGGCATTGCCGCTACTAGCGCATCATACTTCTCAGCGTCAATGTCCTCATAAGGAGCTTGTTGATATACATGATCGCTATATGGCAACAAACTAATCCCACTACACAGATCAAAGTTCTCCCATATCCACTGTGCTACTTGCAGGAACTCACTATCCGTATAGTACACAGTGATGCTTGGCTTATGTTCGCACCAGTGATTCTGGTAAGCCTTCCAAAGCTCTAGCTGCTGCATAGCTCCTACTTGCTTAACCGTCACAGAGGACTCTGGAGCCTTCACAGGGAAGCTAAAGACTGCTGACGTAGGTGACATCACATCCTGCTCTACAGGGAATCCTGACTGTGCCATGAAGACTGCAAGCGGGTCTTTGTGGTCGCTACGTACTCTGCGAATGTAATGCTTAGAGAAGCGAGGATGGATACCACTAGCACTATCGACAAGCTGAGATACAGTACCGCTAGGCTTGACGCATGTAATAGCCGCAGACTGGTTAATGCCA